GACAGATGCCGGCGCACATCGCCCGTATGGATATAACGCCGCTTCCCTTTGATGAGGCGATCAAATACTGGCAGGGGAAAATTCCCATTACCGCCGACGAGTTTTGGAAATTGGCGGACGAGTCAAGGGCGCTTGCTTTTTCCTATTCCGGCGGCACCCGCCTGGAAATGGTACAGGACGTCTATGACGCCATCGATAAAGTCCTTGAACAGGGACTCACACTCGAGCAATTCCGGGATGAGATAGGCCAGGTTATAGAAGATCTCGGCTGGCCCGGCTACAGATCTGACATGATCTTTCGCACCAATGTCCTGGATGCTTATAATGCCGGACGCCATAAACAGCAGACGGACCCGGCTATCCTGGCACGCCGGCCTTACTGGCAATTTGTGGCGACGGCGGGCGCCTGCCCCGTCTGTCAGGGGATGCACTTAAAGATCTATCCGGCAGACGATCCTTTCTGGGACACCTGGTATCCGGAACTGCACCCGCACTGTATGTGCTCGGTGCGTACTCTTTCGGTAGATGAGCTCGATGAATTCGGGTTGTCGGTAGAGACGGAAGATATTACCGGCAAACTTTTTCAACCGGAGGATCCCGAGACGGGCGCGAAACTCCCGCCCCGGCCCCTGATGCCGCCGCGCGGGTGGGGTGGAGCTGCGCGATTTAAACAGGCGTGGAATCCGGATCTGTCGAAATACTCGGAAGAATTAAGACAGCGTTTTGAAGAGGAGCAGGCCCGTCGTGCCGCTGCCTAAGCCGCGAGATAACGAAAAACGAGACAAATTTCTCCATCGCTGCATGGGCGACGAGATGATGCTCGGCGATTATGCCGAAGAAAAACAGCGGTTCGCCGTCTGTAATAATATTTGGGAAAAGAAAGGGACAAGCATGGCAGAACAATTGATCCCGATTTTTAAGACCGGCACGCACACCGATTCGCAAGGTAGGACCAAGGAATGGGGCACGGCGGACATTGATAAGATCGTTGCGTCGTACGATCCAACCCAGCACGAGGCCCCGATCGTGATCGGCCACCCCAAAGACAATGCCCCGGCCTTCGGCTGGGCAGAGGGGCTTGAGCGCAAGGGGGAGGTCCTCTTTGCCAAGGCCAAACAGCTCGTGCCGGAGTTCGTGGATATGGTGAAGCGGGGGCTTTTCAAAAAGCGCTCGATCTCGCTCTACCCGGACGGATCCCTGCGGCACATCGGCTTCCTCGGGGCCCAGCCGCCGGCAGTCAAGGGGCTGACAGACGTGGCCTTTGCCGCAGACGAGGGAGGGGTCACCATCGAGTTCTCTGACGAGGGGATTCAGCGCACCGTTGCCGATACCTTCCGCCGGATCCGGGAGTGGATCATCGAGAAGTTCGATGCCGAGACTGCAGACCGCGTGGTGCCGACCTGGGCCATCGAGTCGCTCATACCACCGCCACCGCAGGCAGAGGCGGCTACTGCCTTCTCCGAGGCCGACAAACAGGCCCAGGAGGCGAGATCCGAGAAGTATAACATCGGCGTCAAGGAGGGCGGGCACGTGACCAAGCCCTCGGAGTGGGGCGAGGTAGATGACGCCGAGTTCCTTGACCCCGTCAATTACCGCTACCCCTGCCCGAACGCCGACCAGACCAGGGCGGCAGCTACCTACTGGGGCAGGGAGAAGAACCAGGCGCAGTACAGCGAGGCGGAGCAAAAGATCATCACCGCCCGCCTCGAGGCAAGGAAGAAAAAGTTCAAAATCGGCGAGAGTCCCGCTGCGCGGGAAATATCGCATAGTGAAGAAGGAGGAAAAAAGATGAACGTGAAAAAGAAATTGTTGGAGTTGATCGGCAAGATCCCGGATGAGGAGATCGAGCCGGCGACCTTCACCGAGGCCGTGGTGAAGACCCAGGTGGAGGAGGCCAAAAAGCAGGCCAAGGCCGAGGGGATCGCCGAGGGTAAGAAGGCGATCAGCGCCGAGTTCTCCGAGAAGGAGCGCGCCCTCAAAAAGACCGAGATCGCGGCCTACGTGGACGAGCTGATCAAGGGTGACGGTAAGAAAGGCCGGGCACTCGTGGCGGCCAAAAAAGCCGGGCTGGTGGAGTTCTTGGCCAGGCTGGACGAAGCGGAGACCATCGAGTTCGCCGAAGGCGGTGAGAAGATCTCCATGCTCGCCCAGGCCAAGGCGATCCTCGAGACCCTGCCTGCGGACATCACCTTTTCCGAGGTGGCGACCAAAGATAAGGACACGGGCGGGGCCGGCAATGCCGGAGAAAAGCTCTCCAAGCTGGCCAAGGATAAGCAGGCGAAGAGCAAAGAGAGCGGCAAGGAGATGACCTTCCGCGATGCCTTGGATTCGGTGCAGATCGAACAGCCGGACCTAGCCAAGGAGTACCTGGCCGAGCTTCAGGGCAAGGCATAGCCCGCACATTAGGGAATGCCCACACTCGTCTCGCCCGTTTCGCCAAGGGCGGCCGAGGCGGACTCGTGGGATCTTTACTATCCACTGCCGCATTGCGGCAAACATTAAGGTGAAAGAGAGGATTAAACAATGTCATCGGAAAATAAAATTTTGGATGTGTCGTATGAGGCAGCCGAGGACCTCTCCAACGACCAGTACCGCATCGTGGTGCTGGACGCCGGCAAGGTTCGCCGCCCCAACGCGGCAGGGGATATCCCCCTGGGGGTGCTACAAAACGCTCCATTAGCCGGGCAGGCCGCTGCTGTGCGTTTGATCGGCATCAGCAAGATCCAGTTTGGTGAGACCGTGGCCGAGAACGAGTGGGTCAAGCTGGAATACGTGGATGCTGCGGATGCCGGCAAGGGGATGGATGCCGACGTTGCGTTGGACCTTGCCATCGGCAGGTGTCTGGCCGGCGGGGCCGAGGATGAACTGGGGGAGATCCTGCTCTCCGGCGCCGTGCACCAGGTAAACGCTGCTTCGTAAAAAGAATGCCCTCTCCAGCAAAACGGGAGGGATGCCAACTTTATTAAAACAGCCACAGTGATGTGTGGCAGAGGAGGATTGAAATATGCAACCTGAAATGAGAGGCATGCTGGTTGCTGGCCCCCTGGCCGACATCAGCATCCAGTATCGCAACAAGGCATATATCGCCGATCAGGTTTTCCCGATCGTCGATAATGTGCCGCTCGACGCCAAAATCGCGCGGTATTTAAAGGGTGCGTGGTTCCGCGACGAGGCGGGCATCCGCGCTCCGAGCACCCGCGCCCGACGCGGCGGGTATCCCACCGACTATATCTCCGTGGCACTCGACGAGTACGCCTTTGCCAAGGAGGTGTCGGACGAGGACCGCCGCATCGCGCGGATGAAAAACGCTCCGCCGCTCCAGCCCGACCAGGACGCCATTGAGTTCACCGCGGACAAGATCGACCTCAAAAAGGAGATCCTTGTCGCCGCCATGATCATCGGCGGCACATGGTCCGGGGTGACAGGCGAGGATGCCGAAGGTCTCTGGAAAGCCGGCGCCGGCAATACTTTTCTCGCCGACGTCCGCGCCCGTATCGAGACCATCCGGTCCAGCACCGGATTGCGCCCGAACCGACTCCTTATCGATGCCGGCACCTACGAGAGCATCAAACAAGAGAGCACCCTGCTCGACCTGATCAAGTACACCCAGCGCGGTGTGCTGACCAAGGAGATGATCGCGGCCATCCTGGAACTCGAAAGGGTGGAAATCGGGGAGGCCATCAAGTCCACGGCCGTGGAGAAAAAGGACGGGACCGACTTCACCGCGGTCAACGTCTGGGAAAAGAATGCCGGCAAGGGCATGGGTTTTCTCTATTACACCCCACCCAGACCCGGACTCAGGGTGCCAATGGCCGGTATCCAGGCCCGCGCTGCCTATGAGAACGGGCAGGCCAGGCGCACCACCACCTGGCGCGAGAATGCCGAGCACCAGGATGTGTACGAGTCTGCCGAGCAGACCGATATCGTCCTCACCGGCGCGGACCTCGGGTTCTTGTGGTACGACACGCTGGCGACGTGATCCGGCTTTTAACTTAGCCAAAACCGGGGGCGGGCCGTACCTGCCCGCCCCCTTTAATAGGTATTGCGAACTGACAAGGGAGGTATGCGCATGAAAATTATCTATCGAGGACCGCAGGACGTCGTCAATGTGCCGCCTTATGGCGAGCACCGCAAGGACCAAGTCAAGAAATACCCGGACGCATTCGGCAAGGAGTTGCTGGCCACCAGCAAGCGGCAGCAGTTCGAGGAGTCTAAGGGCAACCCATTTCCGTTCAGGAAAAAGGGGCCCGATGAGCCGGCGGGGCCCGGCGAGGGCGAGCCGGAGTAAACCGTGCCCTATTCCACCCTGGCGGACATAAAGAACGACATCTCCGAGGCGGAGCTCATCCAGCTCACCGACGACGAGGGCGCCGGGGTGGTGGACGAGGATAAAGTCACGGACGCCATCGCGGATGCGGACAGCGAGATAGACGGTTATCTCAGGGGCCGCTATCCCCTGCCGCTTTCTCCGGTGCCGAGGATCCTCAAAAACCTCTCCGTGGGTATCGCCCTCTATTACCTCTTCCACCGCAAGCAGATCTCCAGCGAGGTGATAGACAAACGATACGAAAACGCGGTCAAGCTCCTTGTCAAGATCTCCGACGGCAAGGTTCAACTGGTGGAGGCCGATGGGGATGCCGTGGTTGACGAGGGCGGACCGCAGGCCAGCAAGGCCGTGGATGACCGGATCTTCTCGGACGACAAGCTGGGGAATTACTGATGCGCCAACATATCGCTCCGGACGTCTTGATCGTTGACGGGAAGCCGGCGCCCTGCAGGTGTACCACCAAGGATGGCGTTAAAACAATCTGCGAGTTCTGCGCCCAGGCGAACCTGATTGTCTGGGAACGGGAGGAGGCGCGGGGCCCAAAGCTCCGGCCCAGCAGGCTCTTAAATAGCCTCAGAAAGCTCAAACAAGAGCGCGCAGCCGAGGTATTGGGGGTAAGTGACCGGCAAGTGCGTAACATATTGAAATCAAACACAATACCCCCCAAACATGCCCAGCGGTTCTATCGGAACTACGGGAAAGGGGTATCAGGGTGAGGGGTGGCGAAAATCGGTTCCGCTTTTGGGGGGTTAAGTTATTGAAATCATTAGAACGGATATCTTGAAAAACAAGAGGTTTGAGAGTTGCTAAGTTTAAGGCTTGATGCGCAGGGGGCGGCAAAGGGATTACAGGCCATCGGGGGGCGGTATGGCGGCAGGATGAAGGACCTCACCCCGGCGACCAAGGACATGGGGGAGCGCATGCGCTTCTCTATCGAGGAGAACTTCCGGCAATCGGGCCGCCCCACCCGCTGGAAGCCCTGGGCTTTCTCCACGGCCTTGCGCAGGGCCTACGACAAAGAGGGCAAGCCCGCCGGCCGGCTGGGCGGGGTGCTCGTGCGGAAAGGCATCCTTAAAAATTCCATCACCTACGTGGCAGACAGCAGCGGGCTCACTGTGGGTACCAATATAATCTATGGAAGGATCCACCAGCTCGGCGGCATGGCAGGCAGGGGCCGCAAGGTGCCGATCCCGGCGAGGCCGTTCCTCGTGGGGCAGGAATCGGACCTGGAATATTTCCAGCAGAGGATTTTAGAACATGTCTCCGGGGCATAGGGCGCCCACGCTGGCGCTCCCCAACCTTTCAGATTTTTAAGGTGGGGATGTCACAGGGTGACAGGGGTGACCCGGTAAGAGAAGGCGGAAGGTGGGGCAATGTATACGATAGAGACGATACAAGATGCCATCGTGGCCGCTCTCCAAGGAAAAGCAGAGCTGGCAGCCGCATGCCGAAAAATCGATCCATATCACGGCGCGGTGGATGACATCATCGAGGAAGCGGGGCGGGGCAAAGATATCCTCATTGCCCAGGTGCCGGCAATCTATGTGCTCTACGGCGGCTCGCGCTTCCCGGGGATGCTCACTACGAGCTCGTATGACGACAACCAGACCTACACCATCGTCACTATTGCCAAGGACCTCCGGGGCAGGGCTGCCGGCAAGGCGGGGATCTACCCCCTGATCGAGCTGGAGAAGGAAGTCCTCATCCACAACAATCTCGGACTGCAGATCCAGCCGCTCTTCCCCGTCAGCATCGCGCCGATCTGGCTGTCCAAGGTGGTGAGCATTTACGGCTTCGACGTGGGGACGTTTTTTGATATCCAGAAATGAGGTGCAAAAATGGGATACAGACTCAAACAAAATTATGAGCCCTTCACCGTGACGGATGGGGAATTTGCAGGCAAGACATTCGACCATGCAACGGAATATGAGACCATTCCCCCGGAGGAGAAGGGGAAGTTTGAAGAGATCGGCAAAACGGAAGAAAGTCCCACTCCTAAATTTAAGAAATCAAAAAAGGTGGGATCCCGCGAAGCGGGGGAGGAAGATTTAAATGTCGATTAGAAACACAATGGCCACGTACAATCTGCTGGCTGTCTCGGCAGCCTTGCGGGAGAGCGCCATCAATGTCGAGCAGACGCTCGACGCCTGCATGCTGGTGGCGATGGCCGATATCATCAACCTCAACCCGCGCAGGGAGAGCAACGCCGACGAGGCCATCGGCAAAGAGGAGCCCGACAGCATCTACGACCTCGGCGGGCTGGCCGAGGGTACCCTTAACTTCAGCAAGGCCCAGCCGCAGCACTTCGCCCTTGTCCTGGCGTATGCCCTGGGCCAGTGCTCGAGCGTTGCAGCCGGCTCTACCGGCTACAAGCACACGATCACCCCGATCACCTTCGATCTCGACGCCGCCCGGAGCAACCCGAGTTTTACCGCGGCCATGCGCTACGGCAACCAGGTGCTCAGGCGCCGCTTCGCCTCGATGTTCGTAGATTCCCTTACCGCGACCTTTGCCAAGGACGAGTGGGCCAAGATCTCGGCGGCAATCAAAGGGACGGGCAAGGTCACCACGAACGTCTACGAGGAGACCATCTCGGCCCTGGACAATGCCACGTCTTTGACCCTGGCGACCAATGGGGTGCAGGGGGCGGATGCGGCCACGAGGCTCTCCAACGTGCAGCGGATCGTCGCCGAGTATCCATCCGGGACGTGGGTTGAGGTGGCATATTCGGCGGTATCGGGCGCGACGCCGGCAGTGATCACCATCACGTCGGTCGGCGGGTCCGGCGCGAGCATCAACTACAAGGTCCTCTATATCCCCACCGAGAGCGGCTGGATGACCTTCCCCTCGCGAGTCAACGAGACGCCGATGAGGGTGGTGCAGCTCCTGGTCAATATCGGCGGCAAGTGGAACGGTTCGGTGATCGCCGGCGGGCACCAGCTCGCCGCGGAGCTCAAGAGCCTGGAGTGGAGTTTTAAAAACGGCATCGCTCCGGAGTTCGCGCCAGGATCCGGCAACCTCTATTACGCCTCCCGCGCTATCCGCACCGGCAGGGAGCAGTCGCTCTCCCTCGGCAGGGAGTTCCGCGATTACTGCTATCAGCAGCATATCGATCTGAACGACACCTTTGTCGTTTACATGATCGCCGAAGGCGCGGAATACGAGGCGGGCCATAAGTACACCCTCGAGGTGGTCTTCCCCAAGGTGGCGGTGATGACCGCACCCATCGGGGTGGACGGCAAGCGGCTCTCCGAGGCCCTCACGCTGCAGGTCCTCGAGGATGATACGTACGGCAGCGTCGTGGCGTATGTGAAGAACAAGCAGGTCAAATACGCAGCTGCGGCGTAAACGGTAAATGAGTGAATGGGTGAATGAGTGGGACGGGGCATTTCCCCATCTACTCATCTACCCATCTACCCGCAAAAAAGGAGGCTTTTAAAATGCGCATTACCGCACCAGGCGTCAGAAACGAGCTCGTGATCAACGATTCGATCTCCGGGACGCAGATTATCCTCTATTACCGGGTCCCCACCACCCAGGAGCGCATCCGCTACAGCCAGTCGCTCTTCCGCAGGGAGCGCAACAAGATCGTCTACTCCGTGGCCGAGGGGC